GTTCACAAAGTCCAGGCGCACACGGAGGTGGCGGTGGTGGAGCAATTAATGCAGCAACTCTTACTATAAATGGTGGCGGTGGAGCAACAACATCAATTACAGCGTCTCCTGTAGCATATGCAGGTGGTGGTGGAGCTGGTTCTCCACCTGGAGAAGGCGGCGGTGGATCTGGTGGACCTGGCGGTGGTGGACCTGGTGGTGATGGTTCAGGACCAACTGGTTCAGGAGCAGGAACTGCTGGAACAGCCAACACTGGTGGTGGTGGGGGTGGTGGTGATAGTGGACCTTCTGGAACAGCTGCAGGTGGAGCAGGTGGTAGCGGAATCGTAATAATAAGGTACAAATTTCAATAAGGATTTATGAGTGAAGTTAAAGTTAATAAAATTACACCAACAACAGATTGTGGCACAGTCACACTCGGAGACAGTGGCGATACTGTAGCTATTCCATCTGGTGTAACTTTAACATCAGCAGGATCAATTACCAACTCAGGGACAATTACAAACTCAGGAACAATAACAGGTGGTACTATTACAGGTACAATCGACAATCAAGCTAATTGGCAAACAGGTTCAATTAAAACATCGGGATTTACAGCAACAGCAGGTGAAGGGTATTTTTGTAATACAACTTCAGGAGCATTTACAGTAACGCTACCTGCATCTCCTTCAGCAGGAGACATTGTTGGTATAAAAGATTATGCTGCAACTTTTGATACTAACAATTTAACAGTTGGTAGAAATGGTTCTAATATTCAAGGTGTTGCAAATGATTTCGTAATTAACACAGAAAATGCTTCAGTTGTTTTTATTTATGTAGACGCTACAAAAGGTTGGTTAACAACAGCATCTTCTATTCCAGGAGATTTAAGTAATCCTTTATATGTGACAGCTACAGGCGGAACAATTACAACTTCTGGAAATTTTAAAATTCATACTTTCACAGGCCCTGGAACATTTTGTGTTTCTTGTGCAGGTAATTCACTTGGATCAAATACAGTTTCTTATATGGTCGTTGCTGGTGGTGGCGGTGGCGGTGGAAGTTCTCAAACACCTAATGATGCAGGTAGTTCAGGTGGAGGTGCTGGAGGATATAGAGAAGGTAAAGCTTCAACAGATTGCTATACAGCTAGTCCTTTAAATGCACCTGCAGGTTTACCAGTTGCAGCATCACCTTATCCAATTACAGTAGGTGGTGGAGGAGCTGGTATAAATAATAATAATGCTGGAAGCAAAGGAGTTAATTCAACTTTTTCAACTATTACATCTGCAGGTGGTGGAGGTGGTGGCGGATATCAAGTACCAGAAGGTCAGGCGTGTAGACCTATAGCTGTTTTACAAGGAGGCTCTGGTGGAGGTGGTGGAACTTATCAAAATAGTCCAGGACAATCAGGAAGTGGTACAGGTAATCAACCTCCAGTTTCTCCTCCTCAAGGTAATGATGGCGGAAATGGAACAGGTGGAAGAGGCGGAGCTGGTGGTGGCGGAGCTGGTGCGGTAGGATGTAATGGATCACCTAGTAACGCTGGTAATGGTGGTAATGGTGTTACATCCGAAATTACAGGATCTCCAGTTACAAGAGGTGGAGGTGGTGGAGGCGGAAGTATGCCTGGAACTGCAGGCAGTGGAGGTACTGGCGGTGGAGGAGATGCTAGTAATGTCCCTAATTCATCAAGTCCTGGAACAGCTAATACAGGTGGTGGTGGAGCTGGAGGCGGTAAAAATAATGTTAATACTAATGCAGTAGGTAAAGCTGGTGGTTCAGGAATTGTAGTCATTAGATATAAATTTCAAAACTAATGAGTGAAATAAAGTCAAATAAAATTAGTCCAAGAAAAGGGACAACAACAACTATCGGAGATAGTGGTGATTCGGTAACTATCTCATCAGGAACAACAACAACCAATGCAGGAACAATTTCTACCGCAGGAATTTCTGGTGGAACAATCAACAATACAACAGGAACAATTGAAGGATTACAACAACAAATAAATTGGCAAACAGAATCTATAAAAACATCTGGTTTTACAGCTTTAGCTAATGAAGGATATTTTTGTAATACTACATCAGCGGCTTTCACAGTTACGCTACCCGCATCACCAACTGTTGGAGATGTAGTTGGTATAAAAGATTATGCAAATACATTTGATACAAACAATTTAACAATTAATCCAAATGGAAATAAAATTAATAGTTCAACAGATAATTCAATTTTAAATGTACAAGGTGCAGCAGGTGAATTAATTTATATAGATTCTACTCAAGGTTGGAAATTTTTAGATGCTTCGAAGGCAGCGGATATAACTGAAGGACCAACTTATATTGTTGCTACAGGAGGTACAATAACAGAAAGTGGTAATTTTAAAATTCACTCTTTTACAGGACCAGGTACTTTTACAGTTTGTTCTGTAGGTAATCCATTAGGTGGTCCAAATAGTGTAGATTATTTAATAGTAGCTGGTGGTGGAGGTAGTGGTAGTGGCGGAGGTGGAGCAGGTGGTTATAGAGAATCATCAGGTGCTGCATCGGGTTGTTATTCAAGGTCGCCTTTAGGTGCTTGTGTTTCTGCATTGCCAGTTTCAGCACAAGGTTATCCAATTACAGTTGGTGGAGGTGGTACTGGTGGTTGTGATAGTAATCCAGGATCAAATTCAGTTTTTTCAACTATTATATCTACTGGTGGCGGAGGTCAAAATAATTGTGCTCCTGATAGAGAAGGTAAACCTGGTGGATCAGGCGGAGGTGGTGGAGGTAATAGAAGTAATAGCGGTGGTTCAGGAAATACACCTCCAGTAAGTCCACCTCAAGGACAAAATGGTGGTCCAGGTCAAGCACCAGGTCCTTCATTTGTAGGTGCTGGAGGCGGTGGAGGTGCTACTCAAACAGGTTTTCCAGGAATGCCTGGTGGACCAAGTAATGGTGGTAATGGAGCAACATCAAGTATTACAGGATCTTCTGTTACAAGAGCAGGTGGTGGTGGTGGAGATGGTGATAACCGTTCTCCAGCGTGGCCAGGTAGTACAGGTGGAAATGGTGGTGGTGGAGATGGTGGAACTCCAGATTCTGGAGGAAATACATCAGGGACTAATGGATCAGCTAACACTGGTGGTGGAGCTGGAGGTAAAGGTGTTGGATCAGGTAACACCGGTGGTTCAGGAATTGTTATTATAAGATATAAATTTCAATAAAATAGGATGTATTTACTAACTTTAAAACTTAATATATAATAGGAGATAATTATGGCACATTTTGCAAAACTCGGAGCTAACGGAAAAGTTATTCAAGTATTAACTTTGAATAATTCTGATATGCTTAACGCTGATGGTGTAGAGGATGAATCAGTAGGTCAACAATATTTAGAAACTCACAACAATTGGCCAGCACAGATGTGGATTCAAACTTCTTACAATACATCAGGTAACCAACATAGAGATGGTGGTACACCTTTTAGAGGAAACTACGCAGGTATAGGTTATACTTGGGACGAAGATGATCAAATCTTTTGGCCTAAAAAACCATATGCTTCATGGGTAAAACATATGGAATCAGCTTCCTGGAAATCACCAATAGGTGATGCTCCTGCTTTAACTGAAGAACAAGAATCACAAAATACAGCTGATACTCACAGGTGGTCTTACGTCTGGAATGAAACTAACACAACTTGGGATTTGACAGACGCTTTAGCATAAATTATATAAGGTGGTGGTATGCAAAAGAAAGTATTAACAGAACAAAGTCTATTCTATGGTGATATTGATATGCCGAAAGGTTTTGAGATAGACCAAGAAAAACTTACTAACGATATTTTACAATCCTCATTTACTAACAAAGAATTTCCATTTTCAAGAACTTGGGATATGTTAAATACATACATGCGAGATTTTATCGGTCTCGATTACGGTATTAGTTTAGTCAACAAAAATTCTTGGGGTGATATTTATAAACCAAGTCAAGTATCAAAACCTTTATTAAATGTTGATCCAGTAGATCTTAGAAACTCACCTGACTTTACAATGCTTTATGGAGTTAAAGTTGATAAGTGTTGGGTAAGAATACATTTTGATGATAATAGACGTAAAGGAAGAAGTTGGGACATAGAACTTAAAAAAAATATGTTTGTTATGTTTCCATCTACTAATATGTATATTGTATCAAATGATCAGAAAGATAGTTTGAATTTTGTACAGACTATAACTTATGAATATATCTAATTACTATTGGTATTTTAGTGGTGTCCTTACACCAAAGTTTTGTGATGATGTCATAGCTTATGCTAATCAACAAGAAGAAGTAATGGCTAGAACAGGTGGCTATGGTGATAAAAATTTAAACAAAGATGAAATAAAAGATTTAAAAAGAAAAAGAAACTCTGATTTAGTTTGGTTAAATGATACTTGGATATACAAAGAATTACATCCATACGTTCATGAAGCAAATGCAAAAGCTGGTTGGAACTTTGATTGGGAAAGAAGTGAGTCTTGTCAATTTACAAAATATAAACATAACCAATATTATGATTGGCACTGTGATAGTTGGGATAAACCATATCAACGAGACGATGTTAATAATCCAGAGCACGGCAGAATTCGAAAACTATCTATGACTTGTCAGTTAACAGATGGTTCAGAATACACAGGTGGTGAATTAGAATTTGATTTTAGAAACTACGATCCACATATGAGAGATGAAGCTAAACATTTAAGAAGAGCAAAAGAGATTTTACCAAAAGGATCTATTATTGTATTTCCATCATTTGTTTGGCATCGAGTTAAACCAGTAACATCAGGAACAAGATATAGTCTTGTAGTTTGGCATTTAGGGAGGCCTTTTAAATAATGTTTATCAATAATTATTTCAATACAACTATTTGGTCAGAACAAAAACCAGAGTTTGTAAAATCATTAAACAAAGCATCTAATAAATATATTAAAGATGCAAGAACAAGAGAGAAAACTTTTATTAAAGAGCATGGTGATTTCGGAAGATCCTATCACTCAACACCTCTAACTGCTGATAATGATTTTTTAGATTTTAGAAATTACATTGGTCAAAAGTCTTGGGAGTATTTAGATCATCAAGGTTTTGATATGCAGCAATACACAACTATGTTTAGTGAGATGTGGGTACAAGAGTTTGCAAAAAAAGGTGGTGGTCATCATTCAGCACACGTACATTGGAATCAACATGTATCAGGTTTTTATTTTCTAAAGTGTAGTGATAAAACTTCTTATCCAGTATTTCACGAACCTAGAACGGGAGCTAGAGCCACTAAATTAAAAATGAAACCAAACCAAAAAGGTGTTTGGCCAGGTTCAGAACTAGTTCATTTTAAACCAACGCCTGGAACATTAATTATATTTCCAGGATTCTTAGAACATGAGTATGCAGTAGATTTTGGTAAAGAGCCTTTTAGATTTATACATTGGAACATACAAGCTGTACCAAAAGAGATGGCAAAAGATGTTTAAAAAGAAAAAGTATACAGTTATCCGTCAAGCAATATCAAAAGACCTAGCAGCTTTTGTTGCAAACTATTTTAGTATGCAAAAACAAGTTTATGATACCTGTAGAGCACAAAGATACATTTCACCTTTTGAAAACATCATAGGTCACTATGAAGGTAGAGATGAACAGATACCAGACACTTATAGTCAGTATTCTAATATAGCTATGGAAACATTAATGCTTAAATGCCAACCTAAAATGGAAGAAGTAACAGGTTTAAAATTATACCCATCTTATACCTATGCAAGAATATATAAAAAAGGTGATGTTTTAAAAAGACACAAAGATAGATTTAGTTGTGAGATATCGACTACTATGAATCTTGGTGGTGATCCTTGGCCAATATATTTAGAGCCATCTGGGGAAGTTGGTTTGAAAGGTATTAAAGTAGATTTAAAACCTGGGGATATGTTAGTTTATTCTGGTTGTGAATTAGAACATTGGCGAAATAAATTTAAAGGTAAGGAATGCGTACAAGTATTTCTTCATTATAATAATCGTAAAACACCAGGCGCTAGAGATAATATGTTTGACAAGCGTCCTCATTTAGGTCTTCCTTCTTGGTTTAAACGATGATATAATCTTTAGATGGAGGCAGGGCACCACCACATACCCCCTGTCTCCTTTTAAGGATTTATATTTATGTTTTTTGGCGGAACTTCATTTGCATCAGCACCTTTTGCAGAC